AAGAACAACGGTTTGATGATGAATTTATAGAACTTGCTCGTAGTGTTTATATTACAAATGATGAGCGGGCAAGGATTAAATCAAAAATTAATGAAATAACTAACTCACCTTATAGAGAAATTAAATTATACGGTTGACTTTTGAATATAAATCAATTATAGTTGAAATAACATTTAAAAAAATATGAGTTTTGTCAAGTTAGCAATAAAAAATGGAGGGTCAATTCATCCCCTTATTTTTTCTTCATCTGATCTAAAAGGTCCATCAATTACAAATCCATCTATTTACAATGATAATGGAACCATATTAGTTAATCTTCGGAATATTAATTATACGTTGTATCACTCTGAAAAAAGAAAATTTGAACATCATTGGGGTCCATTAGTTTACATTCATCCAGAAAATGATCTTCGTCTCCGCACATGGAATTATATGGGTGAGATTGATGAAGACATGCAATTGAAGTGGTATAATCGTATTGATACGACAAAGTTTCCAGACAAAGAACTTTGGGAATTTGTTGGTCTTGAGGATTGTAGAATTGTTCGTTGGAATGGAAAACTATACGTTTCTGGTGTCCGAAGGGATTTAGATACTATCGGAACTGGAAGAATGGAATTATCTGAGATAGAAATAAACGGCAACGAAGTTAAAGAAGTTAATCAATATCGTATTCCTGTTCCGGGACACACTGGTGATTCTGGATCTTACTGTGAGAAAAACTGGATGCCAGTTTTAGATATGCCATTTCATTATGTTAAATGGACTAATGGGACGGAAGTTGTTAAGTTTAATCCAGAAACTAATACAACAGATCAAGTTGTGTTGAAAGAATGGAGGGACTTAGGATGCATTGATCTTCGGGGAGGATCTCAAGTAATTCCTTATGATGAAAATCATCGGTTCTGTTTAAATCACGAAACTTATCTAACAAAAAGTGATGCTGGAAGAAAAGATGGAATTTATCGTCATCGTTTTGTTGTTTGGGACAAAGACTGGAATATTGTAAAAGTTTCAAGGCAATTCTCTTTTCTGAATGGAAACATTGAGTTTGCAGTTGGTATGTGTGAGTACGGAAGTGATTATCTTATGACTTTTGGATTCCAAGATAATGCAGCTTATCTTCTTCGTGTATCTAAGGAATTTGTAAAACATTATATTTTTGAACAATGATTTCATTTAATAATCTTGGCAACAAAGGTAGGCTTGGAAATCAAATGTTCCAGTACGCCGCTCTAAAAGGAATAGCAAGGTATCACGGGTACGATTTTTGTATTCCTCTTGTTGGAATGTTTGGCACAAATGATGAAAGAGTAAAGGCATCTGATGTAAATCTATATGACTTCCCTAATATTATAGAAAATATTGTACAGGGTACTCAGCATCCAATCAGAGAAGAATCTTCTTTTAGATTTGATGCCGATCTTTTTTATGGATGTAGAGATAATACAGACCTATCTGGATATTTTCAGTCCGAAAAGTATTTTAAACATATTGAGGATGAAATTCGTTATGATTTCACTTTTAATCAATTTGTAAATACGATGGCAGAAACATACATTAATGGAATGTATGGAGATTCTGAATTGATTTCGTTGCATATTCGCAGAAGTGATTATATTACTGACTCTAACTTTCATGTTTTAGATCTAAATTATTACCAATCTGCACTTGAACTTTTAGATTTTGATTTACCAATTCTTGTTTTTTCTGATGATTTAGAGTGGTGTGAGAAACAATTTTTATTTAAAGATGAAAGATTTAAAATTTCAAAATCTAACAACACTTTGGTTGATCTTTGTTTAATGACCAAGTGTAACTATCATATTATTGCTAATAGTTCTTATAGTTGGTGGGGTGCCTGGTTGGCCAATAGTCAAAAAGTTATTTCTCCTAAAAAATGGTTTGATGGGAGTTTATCAGACTGGGACACCGCAGATTTATACTGCCCCGAATGGGTTTCTATATAATAAAAATAGTATTGTTTGTTTATGAATATTTCATTAATTTGTGCTTGTAAAAATCGTGCTGGTGCATTACGAGTTTCTTTATCTTCCTGGTTACTCTTTGATGAGATTAAGGAAATTATAATTGTTGATTGGAGTTCAGATGATCCAATTAATTATCTCACTAAACTCGATCCTAGAATTAAAGTAGTAAGAGTATCGGATCAAGTTTACTTTAACCAACCACAACCTCTTAATCTTGCTCTTAGTTTAGCAACTGGAGATTATATTCTTAAGGCAGATACTGATTATATTTTAAATCCTTATCATCATTTTTTTGATAATTATCCAATTGATGATAACTCATTTGTTTCTGGGCAGCATAATTTTCCAAGCCCAGAGTATGTTGATCCAACAACAGGACTCTCAATGTTTGATAGGTCAAAAATGACCCTAGACGAGTTGAGTGAATATTTCAATTCTTATAGTCATTATTTTAAATATCTTACCGGATTTTTACTTGTTAAAAAAGAAAATCTTCTTACAATTGGTGGATATAATGAAACATTAACTAAGTATTATGCCTTTGAGGATGATGAAGTTTGTAAAAGACTTGAGTTATATGGATTAGAACACAAGAAAATTAATTTTGATTATAATTTAATTCATTTACCCCATTCTGATACTAAGAGATTTGAAAATTTTAAGGGATTCAATGAATCTGAATTTAAAGAAAAGATCGCATCTCTTCCGGACGGTGAGCAGAAGTGGCAAACTGAGTATTATATTTCTCAGGTTCATATTAATAATAATAAGATGATGTGTCAAAAAATTACGGATCATTACTCTCATCCCATAACAAAGTGGAATGTTCAAAAAATTGATGATCAAAATCTTTTTGCCGAAATGATTATGAATAAAAAGTTAGATGGGATGCCATCAGTTTACTGTGTTTCTTTAGAAGAAAGCCAGAATCGTAGAGATAATCTAGAATGCCAGTTTGATCACTATGGAATTAAACCAATGGTTATTCTTTCGAAAAGATTTTCAGAATCTAATGATGTAGTCACTGGTAAGTATGTTGATACATTAAATGAGGGAACAAAAGGATGTGTAGTTTCTCATCTCCGTGCCATCAAAGACTGGTATGAAACTAAAGATGAAGAATATGGATTCTTCTGTGAAGATGATCTTAGTTTAGAAACTATTGAATATTGGGATTTTACGTGGGAAGAATTTGTAGAAAAGATTCCCGAAGACGCCGAGTGTGTTCAGTTGTTTAGTATACGTGAAGATTATGATACCTTTGATTTAAGAGAAAGATACTGGAATGATTGGGGTGCAACCGCATATATTATCACAAAAGATTATGCTAAGAAATTAATCGATACTTATATTGAGGATGAATCATTCCATTTGGAAATTCCTAATTCTGAAGTGATGCCTTTGATTGAAAATATACTTTTTGCAAGTGTTGGTAAGACATATACCTGTCCATTATTTGTAGAAGAAGTTAAGTTCCAATCTACTTTTGTTGGTAAAGATGATGATGTGAATGATGGGCAGAAAAACAATCACTATATTGCTCATAAAAAAGTTCTTGATTGGTGGAGATCAAAAGTTAATAAATCATTTTCGAATAAACATCTTCTTGGTGGAATAAAAGATAATAGAGAAAAAACAGAACTTGAAAATTTAATTTCCACATATTCTTTAGATACTGAAAATCCAGAGAATAATTTTAATCTTGGTCTTTGGTATGAGAACAATGGGCATACTGCACCAGCACTATCCTACTTTTTAAGGTGTGCAGAGAGGGCAGAAGATAAAGATCTTGCATATGAGGCTTTAATTCGTTCTTCTTATTGCTATGATAAACAGGGAACACGAGATGGGAGTGCAAAATCTCTTCTTGAACAGGCACTTTGTTTATGTCCAAAAAGACCAGAGGCATATTATCTTTTAAGCAGATTTGCTGAGAGAAGACAGTGGTGGCAGGATTGCTATATTTACGCTGATCAAGGATTAATGTATGCTGACTTGGATTCTAAACCTCTTAGAACCAATGTAGAGTATCCAGGTAAATATGGATTCCTATTTGAAAAATCTATAGCAGCGTGGTGGTGGGGTAAGGTTGACGAAGCTAGATCTTTAACTCTTGAAATTAAAAATAATTATCAACTGCCAGAAAATCATCTTCAACTTTTAAACAATAATCTAAAGGTTATGGGAATTGAATAATGAAGAACTAATAATGAAAATTGGTATATATACTACAAATGGGGACCAGAATGGCGACTGGAAAAATGATAAACCATATCAGCATCCATTTATTTACAGTTATTCACATATAATTTAACATTTAGGATTTTAAATATGAAATTTACAGTTTATTCTAAAGACAATTGTCCATATTGCTATAAAGTTAAGCAAGTATTGGAGTTGACAGGTCGCGACTTCGTGGTGTATAATTTGGATGAGCATTTTACCAGAGAACAGTTTTACTCTGAGTTTGGTGAAGGTTCAACGTTCCCTCAAGTTATTTGTGATACTCAAAAACTTGGAGGATGCACCGATACGGTTAATTTCTTAAGAGAAAAACAAATTGTCTAATCAACTCATAAATAATTCTAACCATATCAATCGTGGTGTTGAACTAATACTTAATGGAGGGAAAAGAAAGCAAACACAACCTTTCCATATCATCTTTGAAAAGATGGTTTGCTTTCTCAATCGGGAAGTAACCATCTATTTTGAATTTTCCTTTAAGAGCAGGAAAAGAAAAGTAGTTTCCCGAGGTAAAAGAAATGTTAGCAATTAGTCTAGTATTCGGTTCTTTTTTAACCGTTTTGTTTCTTATAGTGGGACTTATAGGTGGTTGGGTGGCAAGAGAATATATGATGAACTATCGGGAAATTCCTAGACCTCACCCCGAAATGTTTGATCATCAGGGAAACCTGATTCCAGATGAGGTAATTGCATTTAATTTTGAAAACTATTATGACAACGACGACACAGAAGACGACGAAGAGTAAAGCAACATCTTCAGCAAAACCAAAAACGTTTACAGTATCCGAAGATTTACCGACTAATCCTTTTACCTTTGAGGTGCTTAATCTTGTTTCTAAGCAGCGAGCAAATGCAAAAAAAGTTGAACTTCTCAGGCAATATGGAGATGCTTCTTTAAAGGCAATTTTTATCTGGAATTTTGATGAGAGTGTAATCTCTTTACTTCCAGATGGTGATGTTCCCTATGCAAGTGTGGGTGAACAAAACTCTTTTAGTGGAACCATTAGCCAGAAAGTTGGCGATGCAGTTAATAAAATGTCTGAATTGAATACAACTTCTCTTGGTGCCAATGATCAAGGTAAGTCTTCTATTCGTAAAGAATATCAAAAATTTTATAACTTTATTAAAGGTGGTAATGATGGACTAAGTTCTCTTCGTAGAGAAACCATGTTCATTAATATTCTTCAAGGTCTTCATCCTCTTGAAGCAGAAATTTTAATTCTTGTAAAAGATAAGCAACTGCAAACTAAATATAAGATCACTAAGGAAATTGTTGCAGAAGCATATCCTGATATTAAATGGGGTGGGCGTTCATGACAATAGTTGCGGAGAAAAACATGACAGAAAGTAAAAATAATGAAACTATTGTTAATGCTTCTGACTATGGATGTCAAGTTTTATTAGAAAAAACAACTCTGCAACAAGTAAAAGATCCCTCATTTCCTAGTGATGCATATCTAATTTGGTATGTTGTTGATGGGCAAGAGTATATGGATCTATGTAGAACTAGCAAAAGAGTAAGTCTTTTTGATATGTACTATGACAAATATGGACCTGGCGCTGTTCGTAAGATTGATTTTGGATATGGTAGGACCAATCCAAAGATCTGGGGATACAAAGCACCCGAAAAGAAAAAGCGAAAGTGATTTCTCAGAACCTGGAAAAAAATTTCCAGGTATTTTTTTGCCCTTAAGATTTTCAAAAATTGTATCATATGATACAAAATTATTTGACTAGATAGTACAGATAGGGGTATAATAATCCCCTAACGTTCATCCTATGACTAAAGCACTTTTGCTTTTAGCATGGGTTCCACTTCTTTCTTTTTCTGCACCTCAACTTGTTCATAATGATAATCAAGTGAGAATAAGTTGTGATGCAGCTTGGGAACTAATGGACATCGTTAAAAACGACGATGTAGTAAACCAAAGAAGAGAAGACCGATTGCTATTAGAACTCCGAAAGGATGTTGTAAGACTTAAGTGCTGAACAATTAAATAGGACGGAAGTAAGTTGACGCGGAACGGATCGTTCATTCGCTATTCGCAAATAGCGAACGCAAACGCCGACTGAAGGAACGCTCTTTAACCTAAAAACTAAGGAGAAAACCTAATGTCAAAAGTAGTTTATCGCGGTGTTGAATACGACAAGCAAAAGCGTCTTGAGTATCAACAGCAAATGATGCAACAACCCCAACAGTACAACGAAAACTATCGTGGTATTAAGTTTGTAAAGGAGGGGCATAAGTGATGAAAAAACTCAACTTTCTTCAACTCATTAAAGAACAAAAACAAAAAGAAGAGAGGCGCCACAAGGCATCTCTTGCTACTCTGGTAGCATCAAAATGATACAGAGGGGGACTTGACTCCCCCTCTTTTTTTATGTAGAATGTGTATTATTTACCATAAGATGTTCCATATTTTTCCTACAAAATTTGTTTATTGGGAGAAAATAAAAAATCATATTGAAATAAAGGAAAAATACTCTAAAATTATTGATCAAGATTTAGATAAAAATGTAGAAATCTATAAAGACAATTTTAGATGGGATTGTAGATGTAATTCTAGTTTTTTTCAGAAAACAAATGGATTAGATCTATTCCAAACTGATTTTTTAAATTCTGTAATATGGGGTCCTATGGATAATATGTTAAAAGATCTTGGTGTCTCTATAAACTTACCGTCTCCAAAGAATTCCAACGTAACCAAGATATGGTATAATAAGTATGAGGTTGGGGATTGGCAAGAAATTCATGACCATAAGACAAATTCTCATACAGTTACATATTCTGGAATTTATATTTTGGAATTAAATGAAATGAATCCAACTTCCTTTGTTGATACTAATAAAATAGAATCCTGGAATATGGATGAAAATATTTCTTCTTTTTATACTAAGGATATTGTTGAAGGATCGGTTATTTTATTTCCATCAGAATTGATGCACTATGTGAATCCTTGTAAAAATAGTAGAACTACTATTTCATTTAACATTTTTTCTGAATTTTAATTTTATGGATAAAGACAAATTAAAACTTATTGTTCGTAATTTAGAGTTACTTGTGGATTCTCTGAAAGCAGAAATTTATTCTGATGTTCAGGCATATAAGTATGATGATATAAAACCAAAACACGTAGATTACGACGAAATTTTTGAGGATGATGATGACTAATAGAGCAAAAAAACTTGTAAAGTTACTTGAACGCCTCATAAAGCAAGATCATCTTTATACTGATGAAAAAATTGTGGAAATGAAGCAACAACTGCGGGCACTAAAGGAAGAACTTGCAGAACTAGAATCAAAAACATCAAAAGGATTTGGTAAGAAATGACAGTAAAACTTATTAGCGTAACTCCTGATGCAGAAAAAACGATGGCATATGTTGCTAGAGTTAGCAATCCTGCGAATCAAGACAACGAAAACTATGCCAAGTTGCTTGCTTATTGTATTAAGCATAATCATTGGTCTGTGTTTGAACAGAGTTTTATGACTCTTGAGATTGAAACAAATCGTGGCATCGCAGCTCAAATCCTTCGACACCGTTCGTTTACATATCAAGAATTTTCACAACGTTATGCAGATTCTTCTCTGTTGAGTGATTATATTCCTGTACCAGAACTTCGTCGTCAGGACACCAAGAATCGTCAGAACTCAATTGATGATATTTCTGAAGAACTTAAAGCGGATTTATGGTTGAAGATCAACGATCATTTTAAGGCGGGTATGGAACTCTACAAAGAACTTCTGAATGCTGAGGTGGCAAAGGAGTGTGCAAGGTTCGTACTGCCCTTAGCAACACCCACACGCATCTATATGAGTGGATCTTGTCGCTCCTGGATCACCTATATTTCTCTCCGTGAAAAATCAGGAACACAAAAAGAACATATGGATATTGCAAAGGCGTGTAAAGCAGTTTTTGCTGAACAATTTCCCGTTTGTTATGAAGCATTGGGCGGTGAGGCGGACTGGGAAATTTGATCTAAATAAATTATCTTGAATTCGTAACTTTATGGCGACCTATCCGATCATTAACAAAATCACTGGTGAACAGAAAGAAGTGGAAATGAGTGTCCACGACTGGGATCAGTGGAAGAATGATAATCCAGATTGGACTCGTGACTGGTCTGATCCATCTACTTGTCCCTCTCCTGGTGAGGTGGGTGAGTGGAAGGATAAACTTGTCGCAAGAAATCCTGGATGGAACGACATTCTTCATAAAGCATCAAAAGCACCCGGTTCACAAGTAAAGAAAATCTAGTATGGCAAGAAGAAAGAGAGGAAATAGCGACCAACCTATTGGAGTTGGTCTGACTGCGAAACAAATGAAGCGCAGAAAACCGTTAAGTTCTGAGTATCTAATTGATATTGAACCTCTTACAGACAATCAAAAACGTTTGTTTGATTCATATGTCAACGGCAAACATATTGTTGCCTATGGTTGTGCCGGTACTGGCAAAACCTTTATTACACTCTATAATGCTCTCCAAGATGTTCTGGATGAGCAATCTCCTTATGAAAGAATCTATCTTGTGCGTTCATTAGTTGCCACAAGAGAGATTGGATTTCTTCCGGGTTCTCATGAAGATAAGGCAGACATTTACCAGATTCCTTATAAGAATATGGTGAAATATATGTTCCAGATGCCTTCTGATGCAGACTTTGAAATGCTCTATGGTAATTTAAAGTCGCAAGAAACTATCAAATTTTGGTCAACTTCATTCCTTCGTGGTACAACGTTGGATAACTCCATCATCATTGTTGATGAGTTTCAAAACTTAAACTTTCACGAATTAGATTCTATTATTACTCGTGTTGGTGAAAATACTAAGATCTGTTTCTGTGGGGATGCAACTCAATCAGATCTTGTGAAAACTAATGAACGCAATGGAATCATAGATTTTATGACTGTATTGCGTAAAATGCCATCTTTTGATATAATTGAATTTGGAGTCGATGATATTGTTCGTTCTGGACTTGTCAAAGAATATATTTTAGCAAAAATGGAATCAGGATTTTGATGTTTAATCATATTGATTTGAATCTCCCTCAACTTGAGAGGGAGACTATTGATGGTGTTCGTTATTATAAAGTACCGACAGAAGAAGAACTTCTTCGTTTGGTTTCTATCACTTCTGTAACTAGTCATAAAAATCGCCAGTTCTTTGCTAACTGGCGTAAAAAAGTTGGTGAAGAGGAAGCAGATAAGATTACACGACAAGCAACAAGTCGTGGAACTGATATGCACACTCTAGTTGAAAATCACTTATATAATCGTGATCTTCCTCCAGTTCAACCTTTGTCAAACTTTCTTTTTAAAATTGCAAAGTCAACTCTTAATCGTATAAATAATATTCATGCTCTTGAAGGTTCACTTTACAGCAAACAATTAGGAATTGCTGGAACCGTAGATTGTATTGCGGAGTTTGACGGCGAATTAGCGATAATCGATTTCAAAACTTCTAAAAAACCAAAACCACGAGAGTGGATTGAACATTATTTTGTTCAGTGTATGGCATATGGGTGTATGCTGTATGAACTGACTGGTATTCCAGTCAAAAAACTTGTAATCATCATGGCCTGTGAAAATGGAGAATGCGTCGTTTATGAAGAAAGAGACAAATCAAAGTACATCAAACTTCTCACCGAATACATTAGAGAGTTTGTTAGAGATAAACTGGAACAGTATGGAACAAAATAAAGAACTAGAACAGGCAATAGAGAATAAGTTTTTAACTCCTTCTAAATTTGCACTTGAAATTGAAACGATTGTTGCATCAGAAAATATGAACTATATTGATGCAATCTGTCATTATTGTGAAATTAATAGTATTGATGTAGAATCAGTTACTAAACTTATTTCAAAGCCTTTAAAAGAACGATTAAAATGGGACGCAACTCGTCTTAATTTTATGAAAAGGACTTCGAAGGCTAAACTTCCTCTTTAAAATAAATATTATTATGTTTTCTAAAATAGTGATGAAGACTTTTCCACAATTTTTGATCGCTTGTTCTATCGCCTCTCCTAGTATTGGGGGAGACTTGAATGAGTATTATTATGGTGATAGTATTGCTGTTGGATACGGTGGAAAGTCACCTGGTTCCAGAAGAGTTGGCGCAAGTCCAGCAGAGGTTCTTTCATATCTTGAAAGAGACTTAAAGGATAATCCAGAAAAATTTAAAGGGCAAACAGTTAATATTTCAACTGGTGTAAGCAACAATCCTAGTGATTTCAGATCTATTGAAAGACAACTAGCAC